TGCTCACCCAAATGTAGTTGGCTAAATTCTTTAGCTTGTTCCATTGTTACTGTATCGAGCGCCCAGTCTTCTTTACCTTTTGGTACTTCGACCATGTAGCGCATACGGTAGGTTGACATACACTCAACGAGTACGTACTCAGTCTCTTCTTGTTTCTCGGCTTTTTGAATCATCCAAGAACCATCACCGCGGTCGACCCATTCGATGTCGTCACCAACAGTAAACCCACACTGTGCAAGAATCTCGTCATTGAGTGGGAGAAGCAATTCACCTGTTGAAGGATCTTCTTCAACATTAACTATCCAGGATTTATCAATCATAATTTACTCCGTTTAAAAAATTGGTAGGGGCAGATGGAATCGAACCAACACTCAAGGGATTATGAGTCCCCTGCTTTACCATTAAGCTATACCCCCAACTATACTAATATTGTTTTGAAAAGTCAACACGACGAAGAACTTCGTGCTGACTACTCAAAGTTCTCAACATACTTATGTCAGTATCAGTCAAAACCCCTTGGTCTTTGTACATCTTGGCATCTTGAAAAACTTGCTTAAGCATTGGTGGTCTGTTCTTGAAAACATGAACAGCTTTGATAAAGCAATCTCTGATGTGTGTGTTATCCATAGTGCAATCTCCAAAACTGGATTGTACTATGTCAATTTGGTCAAGTCAACTTCTTTGATGGTTTAGGAGGAAAGTCCGGAAAGGTTCCCCATGGCTGTCTAAGTTCTTTGGGTAATGTGTCGTGGCTACCACTATCAACCCACATCTTTGATATTACTGTTTTTGGATTACCATCAACGATATCATACCGAACTAGGTATTCACTGTAATCATAAGTGCCATCCGGTACCCATGCAAATTGTTTAAAAGTCATTATGCAAACAAATCCTCATTCCATTCTCTATGACCTTCTCTGAAAGCCATATTAGATTGTGTCTCACGAACCTCTACTCGGTAACACCAAATACGTTCTGCTTCACCAGGACCCCAGAAGTCAGGAATGTATACACCGTTAACATATTTGTATAACTGATCAGCAAGACCTTCACATCCTAGTTTAGGAAGGATTGTTAGCTTAGCAATATTTCTTCGTTGCATTTCCATATACAACTCAAGCTCAGGATCATCTTCTGCAACTAGCAAAGTATGATCAAACTGACTCTCAAGTACACCCTTCAATTCTTTCAAGCCACCGTAATCTGCACACCAATTTCTCGCATCAAGCGTATCGCATCCAAAGTAAAACTTCATCGAGAAGCTATACCCATGAATTAAATTGCAGTGACTGTCTGCTCTCCACTGCCTATAGGCACAGGGAAATGCATCGTGGTATTCCTTTGTACTCGTGTACTGGTAAGTACGCGGACAGTTACCATATCGTGTATCCCAAAACATATTAAGTCCCCCAGGCATTACGCCAAATATCAACTTGCAACCGTGGGCTATATTTCCAGCCCTTCTTCATAGCCATCTCTGCTACTGTCTTATAGTTACTGAAATACTTGACATCAGTACCACCAACTGGCATCAAATATACATCACACTCGAGCCCATAGTCACTATAGACCTTGACAGCCTTTTCAACTTCTTCGATATCAGAATCTTTATCAATAACAAATTTAAGATATACTTGACCGTATCTGTTATACAAAGAAACTACTTCTGGAATAACAGCATCTTCCCAGTTTTCACCTGAAGCACTCAACTTAGCACTAACAGAGAATGTAAACTCTGTATTACCCAAATACTTGTTACTATATTTAAAAAGAAACTTCTTAAAGTCATCTGTTAGCTTCTGTGTGCCATTTGTCTCAAATGTAATATACTTTAAGCTACTCATACTTTCATGCAACAGCAATTCAGGGAAAGCACGTTGCCATCCAAGTAATGGTTCACCACCAGTTATAACTAGATGTTCTTTCTTCCACTCTTTATTAGGAAGCATATCAATAATCTTCTCTGCAATGTCGGATGTCTCCATCATAGGAGATAGGTGTTTGAATCTTACATCCCAGCTTGCATATGAATCACATCCTGTGTGTACTAGAGGTAGGTCATCATACTTTTTGTATTGGTCTGGCTGAATAGTAAACCGTTCATTAGACTTTTCACCCTTAGGCATACCAAATCCACCACAGGTAAAGTTACAACCAAACGTACGAAGAAATACACTAGGTGTACCAACATACTTACCTTCACCTTGGATACTATAGAACAGCTCCGCCAACTTGATTTTCATTCGGTACTCCATATTCACGTTTATATTTCTTACGTTGTCTCATTGCTTGATCATAATGAAACTTATTTGCCTTACTAAGATATACTTCACCGTTCAGATGATCTACTTCGTGAAGAACACATCTAGCTGATATTCCAGTAAACTTATCTGTGTGAGCATCGCCATACGAATCCATATAACGAACACGAACAAGTTTAGGACGCTTTATTTTAACAAATAAATTTGGATAAGTCAAGCACCCCTCCTCAAGTAACAACTCTTCCGTCGATACATCGGCTATTACTGGATTGAACATTACCTTTGTTGGATTAGACCATAGCACAAATACACGATATGGTAAGCCACATTGGTTGGCAGATAAACCAATTCCCTTGTAATGAACCATAGTCTCAATTAAGTCATTTGCTAGCTCATGAGGATTAGTTGGAGGGTTGTTGAAATCAAACCTTGTCAGCTTAGTTCTGAGTAGAGGATGATCAGGTTTAACTAATTCTAATACCATTTTGATAGCTCTCTGTCCAACTTTTCCCACATGACAAGCAGCGCCGCTGCTGTGTTGTAATATTCATATCAGGATTTGTATTGATCCCTTGCTTGTTGTATACTGGTGGGTAGTATGCCATGGTAGTCATACTAGGACCATTCGCGGTAATCATGCAATCATCCCGCATACAACCCGGTCCACCGTCAACGTACTCAGCCAACAATGTTTTTGTAGGTTTACCTGAATCGTATATACTCATTTTGATATCCTTGAAAAGTTTTTATGTTTCTCAAATTTAATTAAGGAATGAAACTTATCAAAAAGTGTGTCACCCTTATGGCTTATAATAAACAAGTTTGTGTCAGTAGTCAACGTGCCAATAATTTTAAGAAACTCTTCGGTTCCGTTATTATCAAGTGAGCTATCAAATACCTCATCCATAATCAAAAGATTAGTAGAAGCTGAGTTACGTAGCTTACTAACTGCTCGCCACGTGAATAGAAGCGCTAAGTCAATACGCATCTTCTCACCTTCACTGAATGATTCATAACTAAAATCATCGCGGTGTCTGGACCTGATTGTTTCTTCAAAGTTCTCATTCAACTCAAACGCAACAAAGAAATCCATTGCAGCAAGATATTTGTTAACAAGTTTGTTTATTACAGGTATATATTGCTTGATAATTTTAGTCTTTACACCACTATCCTTGAGCAACACTGATGCAACTTCTAATACAGTCTTCTCTTCTGTGAGCTGTTGTTTCATCTCTAAAGAAGCTCTGAGTTGATCTTTCAATACTTTCAATTCTTCTGTATTGGTATCAATTTGTTTGTTGTTAGTCATCAGACCAATAATCTCTTTTTCAATACTAGCAATAGTTGAGTTCAACATCCTTACTTGTATGTTAAGATCTGTGGCTTCTCTGTTGAGAGTAGATATCTGAGAGGTAACATTCGATATCTCGGCGAGTCTTGAATTAATAGATTCCATCTCAGATATGACTTTTTCTTTACCTGATTCAATCTCAGAAACTTGCGTAGTGTTCTTCTCAACAATTCCGATCTTATGTTCATGGGCAATACCTTGACGACAAGTGGGACAATCATCGCTCCCTTGGAAAAAGTCGAGGTCTTTTTTGATCTTATCGAGCTTCCCGTCCAACTGCCTAGATAGCGTTGAAAGTTTTTCCGACCTCGATCTGACTTTTTCGTGATCATCAATACCGTTACATAGTTCTTCGACTTGATTTTGAATCGAGTTGATACGGATATTTGCTTGATTGATTTGCTCATTCAATCCACTCTTTTGTTGTTCCTTCTGAGCAACAATCTCATCATTGTTTTGCTTTAAAGATTCAATATGTTTCTTATACAACTCGATCTTCTCAGCAGCACCCTTGATGCCATAGTCAACCTCATATAAAGAAGTTCTATTGAGTGTGACTTTATCTTTCAATAAAGTGTTCATTGTAGAAAAGATTTGTATGTCTAATAGATCCTCAATAATCTCTCTACGGTGCGATGCAGGTAGTTGCATGAAGGGAGTAAACGATGCACTACCCAAAATAACTATCTGCTGAAACGATTTAAAGTTTAGCTTGAGAATATTGCTTTCCAGGTATTCTTGATACTCTCTTGCTTCAGAATTCTGATTGATTACATTACCGTCTTGCATTATTTCAAATACAGATGGCTTCTGACCTCTTCTAATCAAGTATTGTCTATTACCAATCTTGAATTCCAACTCAATCAACATACCCTTTCTGTTGATTGAATTAACCAATTGTGGCTTATTGATCTTGCGAAATGGCTTGCCAAAGAGGCCGAAACAGACAGCATCAAGTATAGTGCTCTTGCCGGCACCATTCTCTCCTACTATTAATGTAGACTTAGACTTTACAAAGTCTATCTCAGTCCACACGTCTCCAGTAGATAGAAGATTCTTCCATCTAACTTTTTGAAACAATATCATATTATGCTGATTCTAAATTAATCGCTTCACTATACAGTTCTCTCAACAATAAGTCAAGCTTTTTCTTATCTGCCTTTGTATCCATCTGTTCACAGAACTTGGAAAGAAGGGTCAATGTATCTTCGGCGCTGTCAAGTATTTCATCATTATCTTCTAAGTCCATGTTTAGGTGATCATCAACAACTTGTAAGTCTGCTGGACCAACCTTTTCTAACTTATCGATCAACATATCAAAATTGATCTGGTTTTCTTTAGTTTGAACAATTACCTTGACAAAGCAGTCTTTGAGATATGAGTAATCTCCAATAACAAACTGATCATTAAAGAATATCTTATAGAACATTCTGTTAGGATTAACAATGAATTCTAACTCCCTAGTTTCCGTATCAAAGATATGGAACCCTCTCGGATCTTCGTAATCAGCCCAGGTAAGCTCGTAAGGGTTTCCAAGATAATGTATATTCCCACTGTTTGAACGATGGTGAAAATGCCCAGAACAAACAAGGTCAAACCTGTTGAATATTTTTGAATCAAATCCATGATCATTTACCTGTCCTTTATGCATTTGAAACCCTGCCAGCTCAAGATGGCCAAAACAAACAGTTGCACTGGTGTCTCTAATTATTGACATTGAATCTTCATAGTTGTCTGTGCATATCCATGGAAGCATCAATATATCAAGACCAGCATATGTAAGCTCGGTAGGCCTATTATACGCTGAAAGGTTAGAATATTGTTGTAATAGCAACCCTGGTGAGTTGACGTCATTAGTGTTTTTATAGAACACATCATGGTTACCAACAATGACATCCAGTTTTATTCCAAGATCAAACATTGGATCAAAGAAGTATTTGCGGCAGTTACGCAGTGTTAAATAGTTTATATACTTGCGCCTGTCAAACATATCCCCGAGGTGAATTACATTCCGTATACCGCGTTCTACCAGTGTAGGAAAGAATGTCTCAGTGTAGAACTTATCAAACTGTTTGTCAAAAGCAAGATGATCGCCACGTGCACCGAAATGCGTATCTGTTACTAACGCAATCTTCATATCACTCCTCTACGAAGTTTTCTATGCCGACCTTTTGTGCTGGCTTACGTTTCTTTTCTAGACCCAATTCAAACGCCTTGACAAAGTCATCCATCCTCTCGTTATCCATCATACTATTAACTGGTCCATTACCAAAGTCATCTCCGTCTTGAATATCATACAATTCATCTGTTACAGCAGAGTTTCTAAACACTTGGTGCTTAATATAAAGATGCTTCTTCTCTTTCTGGATTCGTCTCAGAAACGCAAAGTAAATGATCTGTGTAAAGTAGGCAAAAGGATTAGTAGACTTTTCAGGATCAAAGTTATCAATGTACATGATACAATTTTCAATCCCGTCTGATATCATCTCATCTTTATAAGAGTAGTTGATGAAGTTAGGCTTTGTTGCTAACCTATTAGCAATCATGAGAATACAGCTACCAATATAGTTAGGAATTATAGGTTTTGATCTTCCCTCTGTCTCAGCAAGTTTAACATTAATTCTATACTGCTTGATTGCTTCATAGAATGTTTTATTGTCAATATAATGTTCAGCCATAATTAATGCATCTTATCATTTGTTATTGTAGCAAGAAATATTGCCATAGACTCTGAGGGAGATTGTTCTTGTTGATTCAGCGCAGCCGTCTCTTCCTCTGCGACCGATTCAAGTTCGTTATCGATATTCTCATCAACATATTTAATATGGTTCTCAACGACCGTCTTGTAGTATCTAGCCATTGATTTCCTTGCTTCTAGACAATTTATAATGTCTCTTTTTCCAAAGACTATATCTCTCCTATCAGCAAATGGCATGTACCTCAATAAACCAATAATCGGTCTATCAGATCTACTGGATGTCATGTAGTGAATAGAAAATGGATTGTCCAAAATAACACTATCACAATCTTCGTGAATTAGGTCTCCAATAACCTCATGATCGTTAACCAGTTTTATTATCTTAGTCATCTTTATCCTTTGAGTGGTATATTATAGATCTTGTACTCAAACTTCTCTTCATTGTATATTTTAACCCGTTCAACAAAGTGATTCAGTGTGTGGTTCCTACTTTGCTTCCATGATAAATCATCAGCTATGTCATATAGACAAGCTCTTTCTTTTCTATCACCCAATCTAAGTCCACGACCGATTGATTGGAGGTTTCTGACCCTTGATTTTGAAGGTGAAGCGAAAATGACATTGTGCAGGTTCTTAATATTGACGCCAGTAGAAAAAGTACCATAAGAAGCAACAATAATCGAATCAGTTTCCAGCTCCACAGCTCTTCTAATATCATCTCTATCCGAACCGCTGATCGTACCAGAGACGAAGTAAACTTGTCTATTAACTGCTTTATTCTTGATATCATCATATATTGTTTTACCGTGTTTGTCAACATACTGATACAATACTAGGGTGTTACCTTTTAAAGATATTGCTAGATTGCATATAAATTTATTCCTGGATGGATAATTAACTAGAAAATCCATCTCATCTTGATATGTAGCTTTCTTAATTAACTGCCTAGTCTCGTCGTCGTACCCGAGTAATATAGCCTTAATTTTAAACTCAGACAAATATTTTTGCTCTATAAGTTCAGATGTTGTTGTTACCTTCTTTACTGTACCAAACAACCCTTCTAGCACTAGCTTATGTGTTTGTGAACCATCAAGTGTACCCGTGAAGCCAAATCTGTACTTACAATTACCAAGGTTTTTCATGATTGTGGTTAGAGAGTTAGCTTTAAATAGATGAGCCTCATCTCCTATCACACATTCAAACTGATCAAACCATTTCTTAGGGAGTTTGTAAATAGATTGCCAAGTTGAGATCAATATTTGTTTATCAACATCTTTATCTTGACCTGAAAATATCATATGACAATTACTCTCAGAATCAAATCCATACTCTTTGAAATCCGAATGCATTTGATATACAAGTGAGGTGGTAGGAACAACAAGCAATGTCTTTACATTGTAGTATCTACAAAGCATGTAAATGATCAGTGACTTGCCAGAAGCAGTTGGTGATAGAAGAAGAGCTCTTCTTTTTCTCACTGCATGAGCAAACGCTGCTAGCTGATAATCACGTGGCTCTTTTGTCAATTCAAAACTATCAATCACATCAGATACGTTCTCTATTACTTCGTCTGTAAAGTCAGTTAATCTCTCACATGAATAATTATTCTGTTTTGCAAAGTCTTCAACATACTCAATCAAACCAGCGTAGATATGATGAGTACCCGAATTGAACAACCTTATCTTACCATCCCACTTTCGAGCCTTGACAGAAGGAATAAAACGAGCACCAGGTACTTCAAAAGTAAAGTAATCACTCAGCTCTCTTGCAATATCATCACTGCAATGAACTTTGTTGTATGTCTCGTTGAACTTTTCTATTTGTATCATAGACCCATTTTAAATCGTTCCCACTCAATAGCGTTCTTGATTAAGTATCCGCGGTTGTTAAGTGTTCTTATTATGTTTTCAAGAATCTCTATCTTATCCTCTGTTAACTGTATCTTATTTTTGATTAACTGAAGATCTTCATCGGATTCAATGTATACAGGAATATCAGTTTTCAAAATCTTCAACGGTTGAATGTCCCATCCCTTTTCTTCCAACTCTTCTTTAGAAAGAAGGCCTTGGTAGTATTGGTACTTTGACTTGTATGTATTCTTATAATCTTGATTTAGTTTTACATACATTGTCTTTGCCATGTAAAACTCATTCAGGTACTTGGAGTGGAGTTGGGGAATGCGCAACGATTCTTTACCGAGCTCGGTTTTATCAATTTGACTATCGATCACCCATTCAGAAATTATTTCTTCGGTCTTCATTTATCCTCCAATTCAAGGACATGATTGTATCATAGTTTGTCAAGAAAGTCAACCTATATCATACTAATATTGTACTTAATATATTCAAAAGTTACTGATGACTCCAGATAATTGACGCCTGATGAAGTTGTATTAAAATTAAGTTCACCAAGCTGAGAAGGGAACGCATCAATAAAATTGACTTCGATGTTAGGATTCTTTGAGCTAGAAAGTATCATTAACTTGATATCTGATCTATCTCTGCTGTTCACATCTGATTGAATAGAGGTTTGTGCATAGTAGCTGGTGGATGGCTCGAGATCTTTAGCAGCAAGAGAGATCATCCAGTTTAATATCTCCAAGTAGTTTGCCATGTCTTCATCAACCATGAAAGATACGGTTAAGGGAGAGTACACAAGACGTTCACCTGGAATTGGAATATCCAACAATGGGGTTGGCATGACAACATTGCCTGCAAATGTCAGTCCAGGAATAGATGCACTTTGTAAAAAGAAGTTGAGAAGAGGAGCTTTCTGCAGCACCAATCTAAAGTTTAGAGGTGAGAGAAAGTTTCTATTTGTTGGGGTGTTTGTGATAGCACTCATAGTAGGTTCCTTTCTACTATTTATGTTAGGCAAAAAAAGAGAGGACCCGAAGGTCCTCTCAATATCCCTCTATGGGGGACTCTTAATTACATAAGATTGTCGACTAGAACACGTCTGTAGTAAACGTTAGAGTCTTTTGTCAATGCACCAAGACCAGCTGTTGCGCCTTCTGCATATGGGTTTGCAACCATACCGTAACGAGTCTTGAAGCCAATCTTTGGTTGGAAGCTGTCTGGATCAACAGCACGAACCATTTGTAGAGGAACGTATGGGCAGTAGAACAAGCCAGCGTCAAATGCGCTAGAACCTTTGTAACCTACAACCATGTAGTTGCCACCAGCATATGGGTCGATGTAAACACGAACGCGACCGTTCAATACGCCAGCAAAAGTATTGCCTGTATCATCAACGTTCAAGTTGTTGCTGTTGAGAGCAGGAGTGTAATCTAGAACACCTGCCATTTGAAGAGCAGAAGCTACATCAGATGAACAGATGATCATGTTACCCTTACCACGTCTTGTTGCCTTAGCAATTTGGTTAGCTTCACGTTCAACTTGGAACATCAAACCTTTGAACTTCTCAACAGACCAACGACCGTTAGAGTCTGTATCCAAGTCAAAACGTCCAACTGTTGTTGTGTTCTCTGTAGCACCACGTGTGGCAGTTACATTGATTGTACGAACAACTTCACGGTTGATTTCAGCAAGAATTTCAGCAGAAAGAATGTTAGACAATTCTGTCTCTGCGTCTAGACCATGGATTGCTTTCAAGTCTTGAGCAAGTTCCATTGAGTACTCTGCCTTCAAAGCACGTGACTTAGCTGTAACAGTAACTTTCTCAATAGAGAATGCCATCTCAGCAAATGCTACGTTGCCAGAAGAACCTAGTGCTTCTGATTGTGCAGTAGACATACCAGCACCAAAGTTATAGATGCCTTGTTGAGCCAAGTTAGATGTACCAGATGTTGTGTTACCTGGGAAAGTACCAACTTGTTTGTCACCTAATGTATTTGCGCTACCTGTAACAGAAGAGAACTGTGTGTTAACTTCGCCGTAGAAGTTTTCTGTACCGCTTTGTGTGCTGTACTTAGAACGCATTGCAAAGATCAAGCCTGTTGGGCCAGTCATTGGCTGAACGCCGCAGATGTCATAAGCAATCAAGTTAGGCATTGCACGACGAACCAAGCTAATCAAAACTGGATCGAATGTATCAATGTCATTACCTGTTGCGTTAGCTGGAGCAGCTTCAGTCAATGTCTGTGGGACATAGTGATTAGCTTCACGAAGAGCTTTTTCTGTGTTCTCAAGAACAACAGCTGTAACGCTTCTACGATGTGTATCTTTGATAGGGGACAAGTCTGGGTGAGATAGGATTGGCTCCCACTTTCTTTGGATGTCTTCTTGTAAGTTCATTTGGTTCTCCTTAGAGGGTTAATATGATTTATTTATACTTTTGAAGTACGCGCGATTGAATTAAAATAACGTTTCATGGAAGGATCTTGAAAAGAAACTTGTGATTCCTCGCTTAGATCGTTGTTACCAATCGCTTCATCTTCTTCTCTCATGTCTTGAGCAGCTGGTTTTGTTGGAAAATAGTTTTCCTTGACAAGAACCAACTTTCTCTTATAGTTATCTGTTCCGTCAAAATCAATACCCTCAGCTAGCTGACGAAGTTTCTCAACTTGTGTCATAACTAGACCTTCTGCAACTTCATCAAAGATTTCATGCTTTGAGTATTCGCTGATAGATTTTGACAACTCAATGTTCTCATTGATTTGAGCATTGAGCTTTTCTTCCAATTGTTCAACAGTTGCTGTAAGCTCTTCTAATACATTCAACTTTTCTTCTGGAATTTCAATATAGTTCTCAGCAAACAACTTCTTCATGCCATCCATGAATTCTTCTGTAATCTCTGTTCTTAGTGAGTGTTCGATAGCTACTTCGTTCTCTTTCATCCACTGCTCAACACAGTAGTCCAAGTAGTCATCTAACTTAGATGTCATTTCAGCAGAAACTTCTTCAAGAGCTTCTTCTAGCTTTGAAGAATATTGTTCTTCTAGTTCAGCAATTTCTTCTGAAAGACGAGATTGAATAGCAGCTTCGAAAATCGTAGATGCTTTTTCTTTGAAGTCTTCCGAAAGTTCTTCGCCGTTAAACATAGCGTCGATGTGTTCTTTCATTGCTGCGCCCTTCATTGCGACTGTTGCTTTATTTTGAGCAGACATATCACCAGTTGGAGCTGAGTTGTTTTGTGAATCAGTTTCTTCCTGATCACCAGCTACTGACTGAGGATTCATGTCACCTTGACTTTTAGAATTAGGTAGTGTAGTTTTTTTAGTGCCTGCATCAGGAGTCATAGAAACTCCGGTAGCGCCACCACCCACTGTTAATTCATCTAATTGTTTTCTTGTTGCCATTTATAACTCCTTAAATGTTCTTTTAGTATTTATATTTTAAATTCTTACAGTGAGCGGAGGAAATCTGCAAACACTTTGATCTTCTGTTCTTCAAGGTTGCGACTTGAAGTCTTTTCAATGCTTTTCTTCATTTCTTCAAGCTTCTGTGCCTTCAGAATACCTTTGTCCCAAACCCACTCAACACCTTCCATAATACCTCTTACAAAAGCATCAGGAGCTGATGGATCAGCAACAATATCAGCAGCTGTTGCCAGATGGAAATCATCTTGTACCTCATTGATACCTTTACTGTTGGCTACAAGAGAACCCATACCTCTTGAAGACACGCCAAGCTTTGCGCCTTCGCTCATCAAATTTTTAACAATCTGACCATAAGGAGTATCCATAATCTTTGCTCTACCAACAAAGTTTGAACCTTCTCTTACCAGTTTTTGAGTCATGTGCGAAACACGTTCAAGATTAATGTTAGGACCAGAAGGATGACCTAGTTCGCCAAACGCTCTGTTCTGATTAACATATTCTGTATTGTATCTGTTAACTTCTCTCTCAAGAATATCACCACGATACATTCTACCGTTGCGGTTAGGTAAGTCAGCTTGCATAAAGATACCTTCAATGAAGAAGTGCTTATTACCTTCTTTTTCTTCAACAAGAAAGTTTACACTCTCGTTAACTTCGCACATTAGTCTCATTTTAGGTCCTCTTAATATTCGCTAGTAAATGTAGATACTTTTTGAAAGTCAATAATAAGTGTACTGTTCGATGATGTACAATTTACAACCACATTGGCTGCTGGATCTATTTGAATAGATGCTCCATTGCCTGCAAAATCCAAGTAGACAGATGTCTCGGCAAAAAGTATATTGTTAGCTCCACGTGCTATTTTCCAAAAACCACTATCTAGTCCGTACCATACTTGGTTGATATGAAGACCAGTTACAGTCTCTCCAGCAATGCCAGTATTAGCAGCAGCTACTTCAAGTGTAGTATTAGATGTGAAAAGGACAACAAACTTGCCGCCCTTTTGGTTAATTAAAGTTCTACTCGCCATCTTGTAGCTCCAGTTGTTCTAAAAATTCAATCATCTGATCTGGATCTTCTTCAAGAATCTGTTCAAAGATCACTTTGTTTTCATCAGATAGATTTTCGTAAATTGTGTTGAGTAACTGTGTCAGTTCTTCGTCTTCTGTTAACTCTTCAACTTCTTCTTTCATTGACATTGGCTTTGAATATTCACCAGTTTGAAGAATACGATCATGTATGTCTTGAAGTGATCTATGCATGTCTTTAATATCACCAACATGACCCCAATGTGGTTCACCTTGGTTGTAATTCTTCTTACTTGTTACGTTATCGTAGTGATCCAACAAGCCTTTTTGAATACCTTTTAAAAGTTTAGAAGATTCATTATGGTAATGTTGGAATTGCTTAGCTGCAACTTCACCTTCCATAATCTCTTCTGTTTCTTCTGCAACCTTTTTAGCAGTAGCAGTTGCAATAGCCATCTTCTTAGACATTGGCATCTTTGGATTCTCACGCTCAATAGCTTTTGCTACTTCTTCGCGTTTCATCATCTCTGCAGGAGTAAGAGTCTTTTCGTCTAGAGAGTCTTTTTTGATCATCTTGATCTTAGCACCCATCTCTGTAGCGTCATCAAGCTCTGAATCAGAAAGATGTTCACCTACGTTGATACCACCGGCAAGACTTTTACCAACAGCATGTACTTTGTACTTGCCTTGACCCATATCTTTAACATGAAGAGCTTTAGGATGTAGATCTTTTACTTCCTCGTAAACCTTCTCATCATTTCCAGGATTATAACCGTGCTCTGTCTCACGATTAATTGTTTTGATATTTGTTGCTTTGAACAACTTATCGTCTTGTGTACCACGATCATCTAGTTTAGACTTAGCTGTAATGTGCTTGTCCATAAACTTCTTTTCGTCTTTAGATTTTGGAGCATATACTTCCAGAACCTGCTTGAGAGTTTTAGCCATTTGTTACATCCTCGTAGTCGAAATCGTCTTCTTGTTGTTCTTCTTCTTCTTCTTTTTCATCAGGACCAAAGAAACGCTGAGCTACCTCAACCTTTTTTTGTTGAATGGAATCATACAGTCTACCTGCCATCAATTCATTAAATACATCCTGCATCTTGGCAGGTTGTCCTTCGTAAGCATATCTTACTAAGTCACTCACTTCATATTGTGTTGCTGTGGTATCCATTTATACTCCTATTTATTGTTGCGGTTCTTGCGGTGGAGGTGGGTAGTAAATTTGATTACTTAATTCTTCTTGAATTTCAGTATCCATCTGCTGTCTATCCTCATCGCTTTGTTTAAAAATATTGGATCTAATCCAACCATGCGAATAATACTTACCAACGTATGGAGTTAGCTGTGCAGCTGCCTGAAGCCTTGAATTCAAGACATCTGTTTCTTTCAACTCTTCGTAGTAGTTATCTTTAGCAAAATCGAACTTAATTTGTTGTGACATAGACTTCCAGTCTTCAACAGTCACAATACCTTTTAATACTAATTGTTTCTCAAGACATTTTAAGAATAGTGTTGAGAACTTAGACCTCATTCTACCAATAAATTTTGAGAACTTAACCTCATCTCTAGTAATTTCTGTTGCTCTGCCAATAGAGTATGTTTGCTCTGTTTGCAATCTTGTTGCCGGCACGTTGAGAGACTGGTATAGTTTCTTCTGAAAGTATTCAACATCTTCCATTTTGCCAAGATTCTCACCACCTGGCAAAGTAGTAATTTCTGTTCCCTTGCCACCTTCACGACGAGGAAGCCAGTAGTCTTCCAGCATAGTCATAAATTTACGATCATCTCTTACTTCACCAGTAGTAGCATCGTAAACTAATCTATTCTTATGACGAACCATCATATCACGAAGATATTGTTCGGCTTTCATCTTAGGCAAATTACCTACATCAATATAGAATATTCTTCTCTCGGGTGCTCTTGATATCCTGTAAATTACTGTAGCATCCTCAAGTACTCTTAATTGATTCAAGGGCTTGATTGCTTTATGCAAGTACGAAATGACCATCGTACCATTTGTATCCATTAAACCTGATGTACAGTGGACTATAGAATCCTTTGCAATCTTAACACCAGTAGCTGAGTATGCAGCAGCACCGCTACCAATACCCTGAGCATTGTATCCTTTTTCATTATAAATGTAGTACTCATTAGCAGTCTGAGTTACTACTGCTTCAGTATTTTTATCTCTTTTCTTTCTTTGCTCACGAACTTTTCTGATCTTTCTAGGATCTACATTCCTGAGCTCCTTGATACCTAGTCTAGGATTCTTTTCATCAATGATAGCATGGTAGTAGAGTCTACCGTCGATATACCATCTTTTGAAAATATCATAAGATCTTTCTTCAAAGTTCAACAAGTTCTTAATATTGTCAAACTCTTCAATTATTACAGCCTTGATGTTATCTGGATACTTCAAGCTGTTGAGATTGAGCTCAACTATTTTCTCATCTGTTTCCTGTACGATTGCTTCATTTACAATCTCTTCAACAGCTCTGTCTATATCTGCTGTAATAGACATATCTCTATATCTGGTAACTAATTCTGCTTCTGTTCTAGCAGTTCCTTCAAGATCCACATACGTCCCGTACGATCCTCCAGCTGCAACAACAACAGCACCATCATCATTAGATGGTGGTGCAAAAGAAACGGGTGGCTCCTCAGGAGTAGCTCGTTTGAATTCAAATCCAAAAAGACTGGCCATATTTTATCCTATAATTGAAGAGGAGATCTGCTCCCCCTCAGCTCATTCCCAGTAGTCGTAAGACCAATTAATACTAAATTCTTCAATCTGATCCGCAGATCCCCAATCCAATGCAATCTCACTAATGTTTGTAGGAAAGCAGCCAACAAGTTTGACCAATTTCAAAGGAGGACCCTTTTTAGAATACTGAGTAACTGTTAAGTCAACTTTATATTCATTAGGAAACGCTCTGAAGTTAGTTGTTCTTTGGTTGATAATGTCGATCCACTGTTCAACTGCGTTTCTGATGATGAACCCTTCATCGTTCATTACTGTTGTAGACCAATCACCATACTGTCTCTCACCAGCAATTTTTATCGTTCTGCCGCCATATGGAATGGCTACCTGACCAACAGTCGATGCTGGTAGGCTGGCAGAACGAACTAGGAACGGACTGAAAGGGATAAGAGCAGGTACTCCAGGCGGTGTAGACATAAACACCTGGAACAGCGCTGGTCTTGCAAAATCGGTAGTACTTACTAGCGACTTGAAGGCGTTAATACTGAAAGCCATTTATTATTCTCCTTAATTAAAACTTACCAACAATTTCGTCGAACGATACACCAGATCTTACTGCGACAAAGTTAAGTTGAATAAAGTTAATTGATTTCGCTGGCTTAACATATATATCTCCGACAAATTCATTTCTGTCGATCACGTCACCAGTGTTATTTGTTTCGTTACAAACAACCCTATAGTCGTAAATACCTCTACGGCCTTGCACATCTCTTAAGAATGGCTCAACAAGAGATACAAACTGTGCTCTTGTAAACTCATCGTTCAACTCAAATAGAGAGAATTTAGCTGCAGTAGCAATTGCCTTCTCAAGTACGATAAACAATCTACGCACACTGATACGATCGAAAGCACTAGGCTTAGATAGAGCTGTCTTATCTCCAAACAAAATTGTACCTTGGCCAGGGAATGTTGCAACTGGATTGATACCGTTTTTGTATAGAAGATCTCTGTCAGCTTTATCAGGATTGTACGCTAGTTTAACAAGGTTCTTAATCTGACCGCGATTAAAACCAGCTGGAGAGAACCAAGGATCTCTTGTTGTATCAGTACGAACACACAAACCTGCAATATCACCGTTCAATGGAACCCAACGGAAGATATCGTTGTATTTGTCATACTGATATTTGTAACCAGAATCAATTACTAAGTATGAAGACGATCTGCATGAATTTCTGAAAGTAACTGTATCATCTGATTCGTCTTCGGCTGTATTGTTAACAACGTCTGGTTTATCAGGAGAAGCAAGTACGATACAGTCTTTACGAGTTTCAGCAATATTGTCTACTAGGAAGTTGGCAATCTGCTCGCCATTTGTACCGCCTCTTGACTTACCTGTCATTACCAATGATATATCAACATCTTCGGCAGAAGCAAACAAATTATATCCAGCTAGAACTGTACCAACTGATACATCCGATTCACTATCGCCATCTTGACCTAGTTGAAATGAAATATATAATGGTGTAGTGTTAACGCTAGCAATATTGAGAGCTGTATTTGATGGAGCTGTTGATCTGTGATTTCCAAACCATACATATTTGCTGTTTTCATTGATTACAGTTTTGTAGAAGTTAGTTGTTCCATCTGATGTTTTTGCATCAGTAGCTCTAGACAAACCTTTGTAGACTTCTAAAACAGTACCTGGCACTCCACTGAATTTACCGTCTTCATCTGCAACAACTACGTGAAGCTCATCGACAGCAGTAGTGTTACCTTGTGATGATTGGTAATCAGAAATACCAGGAGCTGAGTCAACAGTGTTAAAATATTCCCAATACTTAGAGAACGTGTTGCTTGTGTATTCAGTTGATAGCTGGAACACACTATCTACGTTAGCTGTAAAGAATCTAGATGTAGCATTGGTAAATAGACCATTTGTACCCATTGAAGCTGGTAAGCCAGTAATCTTAAGATATTGTTTACCAATTGAAGAATTACCAACCTCTAGTACATCGTTAATTTGCAACTCTGTAAGAACTGCAGCAACTCTTGTATTTGCTTCTGCTAATGTACCACTTGAAGTGTTTGACGCGGATATAACAACTGTATTAGAACCAACTGTGGCTGTAATCAAACCAGATGTTAGGTTAGCATCGCCACCGGTGATGTTAATAGATTTGCTATATGCATTGACACTGTCGCAAACAGAAATCTTGAGTGAGTTACCTAGCTCACCAGGACATCTAGCTACATATAAAACATCAGTATCGTTACTGAAAGTAATGTTGTCATAGGTATCTTCACTCTTGATTGTGAATACTTGAGCGTTTGTTACTGAACCTGTATTTGCAACAGCGGAAATTACGCCGTTTGCAAAGTTGGTTGTATTGGCTGCTCTTACTACATACAAAGCATTACCATATGCAAGAAAGTTTGCTGCTGTAAAAAATGTTTCTGGATTGTGATTGGTAGGTTTACCAAACTGTGCTGCTAATTCTGTTTCTGAACTGATAAGGGTTCTTGTTCCTACAGGACCCCACTTAAACACACCTGCAATAGCACCGACAGAAGTAGATACTGCTGGTACAACGGTTGTTAAGTCAATTTCTGAAACATTTACGCCTGGGCTAACTTGAAATGCCATTTTTATCTCCTAAAGACTAGAGTTTCTTTCTATTTATAATATTACCAACCGTCACTAGGAATTCATATATCTAGAAAAATTATCAACATAAACTATTGGTTGGTCCTCCATTTCCTGACCATCATATATGATACCAAAAGGAGTAATCTCCTCATCTAGCATTCTTTGTTTCTCATCAACAAGCCTGCGTCTGATATCTAGATTTGTAATCTCTTTAATAAATGGTTGCGTCATCGTCCAACCAAAAAGTACACCACACATTGCCAAGTCATCATTGCCATCTTCTGCTTCGTATGTGTTACCATTACTTACAAACCTATAAAGCTCTGCAATAAGATCGATATCATTTAACTCTACTTTATCGTTCTCTACAAGTGCTTTGAAATTATTGCAACCTACTTTCTTTGTTGCTTTTGTTGTTCTGACTCCCTTGACAGCGGTTCCACCAAAACCTTGTGATACCTCCACTGCCCCCTTTGGAGTCTTAGCTGTGTATATAATATTTTCATACTCCAGGTCTTCATGAAGAATATCAGCTACTTGCTGACCAATGTCATTAGTTTCTATTAGCACATGAGCGTTGAAATACTTTACAGCTGTATTATATATGACTTCTGGAAATAGAAGGGGTGATATGTTATTGTTTCTGTATGTGGCGGTAACCTTATAAGGTGCCTCTGATATATCATATACTATAAAAGCTGAGAAGTCACCCCCTAACCCCCTTGAAACATCGACAGTCATCATATATAATCCCGTTTGTCGGGGTTCATAGAATAACTTAAAGAATTCATTATTACTTAATGGTGGCTTATAAACCAATCTTCTAAGCACTTCGGGGGATATAAGTGTATTAGATGAACCAAGAAACTCACACTCAAACTCTTGTCTGAATTGTTCTTTAGAAGTATTTCTAATAGTCTCTTGTTTCCAAGCCTCATCTCTACCTGGAACTTCAGACCAGTGAACATCGATTCTCTTATATGAGTTACGTTCATTCTCACTATCAACCCACAGCTTATAGAATAGATTTAAACCATTAGGAGTTGAAGTAATTAATACCTTTGTAGTTGTACCAGATGAAATTGTAGGGTAGACAGAAGAAAAGAAAGTTTCCTGTATTCCGTTTGGAACGAATGCAAATTCGTCTAGGTAAATGAAGTTCTGAGATGTACCACGAATAGCACTAGATGCTGTTGAGCTTGCAAGTATTGTAGATCCGTTCTCCAATTCAATTGATGTCTTATTCCACTCCTTAACACCTTGTTGCAGCCACTTTGGTAAGTGCTCATATGCAAGTTGAATTCTACTTAAAATCTCTTGAGCTTGAGCTTCTTTGTTAGCTAAAATAGCAACAGAATAAAGTTCATTGAATAGTACAGCATGTAGAATGATACCTACAACAGTTGTCGTCTTGCCAACCTGACGGGGCATCTTACATATGACAAAACGTTCTTTCTCATTCAGTCTTATGATATCTCTTTGATATTCATAAGGGACAAAAGGAATAAGACCCTTGTCAA